AATAACCAGCTAGCTACTTTTACTTATGAATTAGGAGAATCTTTATTAAATAAAATATCTAATCCTATTGCACCAAAAGGAAGTAAAGTTGTATTTGACAAGGATAAAATTGCAAAAGATTTACTCACAGCTAACGAACACTATAAAAGAGGCTTTGATTTAACTGGTTCTGAAATACAAATTGCACAAAGAACAAAAAGAAAACTTGTTGGAGAATCTTATGAAAAAGCTGAGTTTGCACAGATTTTTGGTTTAGGACCTACAGCAGAAGCAGCTAAAGGACCTACACAAAGGTTTGCCTCTACAATTTCTAATATAAATGCAATGAGTGAGTATATTTTAAAGAACAAAACAGTTTTAAAACAAATAGGTGCAGATGACCCTCTTGCAAAAGACAGATTACAAAGTGCTTTTGCAGAAATTATTAGCCAAAAAATGAAAGGCTCTTTAGATATGGGAGGCACTAAACTAGGCTCTGTAAAAAATGCGAGAGACTATCTTAATAGTTTTACTAAAGAAGAAAGGCTAGCTTTAGGTATAGATGACGAAACATTTAAACGAATTGATAAAGATTTAATTATATTGGAAAGGCTTGAAGAAACTGATTTTTTAACAAAATCTGCTGTTAGGTCAAATGCACAAATTAACATGGACGATATGTTTGCAAAAACTATGAAAGATACGGATATTGTTGATGTAGCTCAAAATTTTAAAAACCTAATATTAAATGCAAAAACAAAGAAAGAAAAAGATAATTTAAGGGCAGGGCTATTAAACTACATAATATCTACTAAAAGTGGCGTTCTTAAAGAAATAAAACAGAATAGTCCTTATGGTGATGTAGGAGACCTAGAAATTGACGTTCAAGTTTTTGGTGATTTGGTGCAGCTTTTAAAACAAGGAAATGCATTTGGTAAAAATAAAGGTGATGTATCGACTATTCTTACTTTTGATGACAAAAAAATGCTTGACAGATTAGTAGAATACGTTAGAACAACGTCGTCCTCTGGTGCAGATGCAGGTTCAGCATTAGCAGGTGCGCAAATTATAGGTAATTTATTTACGCTTGACCCCGGTAAATTTGTTGATGGTCTTGCACGACTACACGCACAAGGCAGAATAGCTCGATTATTTACAAATAAAAGCTTCGTGCAAGCAGTCACAGGAACAGGAAAACCTTTATCTACAGCACAAAAGTTAAGACAAATGTTTTTTGGAAAAGGTGCTCTTGGAAATATTATTGCTTCTTTTTCTCTAACAACGGCACAGTCTTTAGATGAACAAACAGATGAAGTATTAAATACTCAAAATATTTCTCCTGCAGTATCAAAGTATTATAGTAACTAATGGCTGAAGAAAACAAATCCTCTGGTCTTATGTCCCCTTTAACAAATGAAGAAGAAAATCAATCATCTGGTATGATGTCTCCTGCAAGTGCTATGTCTATTTCTATGATAGACAGATTTTTAAATCCAGCTGCTTACTTTAAAGAAGCAAAAGAAAAGGGTGTTTCTACTGCTCTCCCCTTTAAAATTCCACAAAAAGAAGAAATAGAAAAATTAAAAAAAAGTGTTCCTGAAAAATTAGAAAATATAGACAATCTCTATCTACCTGAAAAAGCTAAACAAAAACTAATTCAAAAATATGAGAAAGGCGAAGGGTTTGCACAAAAATTTCAGCTAGCTTTTCCTGCTTTCTTTGATGCATTTCCACAAATAGATTTACTTTTACCTGTACCCGGAGGAGTAGGTGCAACATTAGGCAGTCGTCCTATATTGTCTAACTGGTTTAGAAGTAAGACATCAGGAAAGAACAATGTAGAGAGAGAATTTGATGCAAATGCAATGCAAAGTTTATTAAATACATCAGATATATCTAAAAATCAACAAAAAAAAGAAATACTACAGACGCTTATAGATGATTTTATGGCTGAAAGAGAAGCAGCAACAGGTTTTTTTGAAAATTTAGGATTTATTAAACCTGCAGAAAAAAAAGTTACTGGTGCTGATTTTGAAAAATATGTATTAGAAAGAATTGCAGATTTGCAACCAAAACTATCGCCCTCTGTAAGTGCGAATAAAGGTATGACACTTTATGGCACACCACAAGTTTTTGAAAATATGGCGGTGCGTCCGGGAGATGACCCTAGAGTTTTTACTTCTAGTGCCGGAACAATAGAACAAAACCCATCAGCAATCGCAGTTGGGTATGCAGGTGTGCATCCTTTTTTCTATTCAAAAGCTATGGGGGATAGCTTTGAACATACAGTAATAGCAGGAGAATTTCCTAAATCTATGTCTGATATTGAACAACTCTCTAACATAATGCCTAATTTAGGATATTTTGGACATTTTAGAAAATTAAATTTAAATACTCCAGAGTACGTAAGTAAAATACAAGCCTATGACTCCACCATACCAGAAACAATGTTTGCGTTTGAAATACAACAAGATGCATTTAAACCTTTTAAACTTGCAGTAAATACTGCTAGAGGTCCTGTAACTATAAACTCAACGCCTACTACATTAGAAACACAGGTGTACATATTACTTAACAAAGCCTTGTCCAAAGAGTTTTATAATAGTTATTATAAAAATAATCCTATAGTAGAGGGTCAGCTGTCATTTGTTAAAGACCCTTCAGTTCTTTCAGCACGGCATAGTATGGAAGAAATAATTAAGGAAAACAAAATATCAGAACCTTCTTTTATTGTATCGGGTGGTGTAAGTGACGATGCTATAGGAACATTTATGAAAGAATTTAGACAAAAACTATATGGTGAATATTATTTTAAAGATGGTAAAGTCAATCCAAATTTTGTAGAAGAAGTAAATAAATTAGACCCATATTCTTTTTTTAATGAACGGGAAGCAGAAGTGTTAAAAAAAGAGTTTCCTTTAACATTAAATGAAAAAATAATTTCTGTATCTGGAAAAAATAAAGATTCTATTGCTACAGGTTTAATAGTAGAAGCTGCGATAAAAAAAGCAATTCAACAAGGAGATAAGTATATTGCTTTTCCAACTATACATACTGCACAAAAATTACAAGCATGGACTTTACAAGGTACAAATTTAAATAAATATAATAATGCAATAACAAAAAATGCAAAACCTTATATTAAAGAATTTTTTCAATCGGGAGTTAGCAACAAAACAACAGGATTTAATTATGTAAACCTTTATGATGGGAAAGGTATAAACGCATTTAACAAATCTAGTTTTAATAAAATGATTGAGCTAGTTGAAGTAGATATGGCAAGTGATAGAGTTGTTACAGCTGGACCAGAAGTAGAAAAACTTTCTACCACTATAAAATCTGGTGCAGTCTTGGGAAAAGGAACAAGATATATAGACGGCATACCTGTAAAAAATACCTTTAAAAATTTTAAATATTCTAGTGACGAGCGGATTGTTCCTACACCAAAAAATCAAGCAGAGATGTCTTTTGCTACAACTCTCATTTCTGAAATGGAGTATTTAAGATTAATTTCAACAAATAAAATGCCAGATGATTTTGATTTATCTATAGATAAAGTTTTTAAAAATTTTGTTATTATGGGAAAAACAGATGACGTTAATGTTGTTTCTAAGTTACCCGAAAAATTTAGTCGTCAAGGTGAAATAAGTATACTTAATTCAGTAGAAGGAGGTGCTTATTTAAAAATACCGGAGGAGCTTAGAGATAAATTTAAAAACCCTGAATTTATACTAACTCTTGCTGCTCGTTCGGCTAAAGCAGTTGATGAAGGAGACCCCGGACACGTTGCAAGGGGCATACTAAGAACTATTTTTAATACAAATGATGCACAGGTTATATATAAAGAATTGTCTAAAATACTTGAAGGAAAAAAAGCACATCTAAAAGCCTTTAACAATAATGTTAAAAAAGATTATAAAAAAATGCTAGATGCACGAACCCAAAAAAATATAGATTCAGCTGGACAGGAATCTATAAGTGATGCTGAAAGAATTAAAATATCTCAATATGAACCCTATGTAGAAGATATTGAAAATCCATATATGTATCATCCTGACAATCTAGATACAATTTTTGAAGGAACAACCCCATCTTACAAAAGTATGGATAATGTTATGGAAGAACTACATAAATTACAAGACCATTACAAAGCAGCACATAACTTTTTAACAAAATATGATTTTTTTAGTCCTACTTTTAAAGAGGATATGGTTATAGGATACAAACAAACAAATTATGGTGGATTAGTAGATACTTACACAGATAAAATACCTAATATATTTAAACAGGCAAATGTAGAAACAGAAATTATTAAAGTCCCTCGTATGTCTATAGCAGGACAAAAAACATATACAGAGGATGCTGTAGAAGAGTTTTTAAGAATAAAACTTACTCCTGAAAACATAAAAAAATTACAGGAGTATAAAACTAACTTATTTACTAATAGTATTTTACCTAGAGTTTCTAAAGAAGAAAAAAATAATAAAGAAACTATATTTGGTCGTCCTACAACCTCACAAAAAATACTTATGAATATGGGACTTCTAGATGCTCAACTTGGTTCTTAGACATCAACCACGTTAAGTTGTCGAACCTTTTTATGTAATGTATAAGAACATAAACGTAAAGCAGCAGCTATCCGTAACAAAGCTTCTTTGCTATCTTTAGTAACACGAACATCACTTGTTTTTAATACTGTAACAGTATGTTCTTCTATTAAATCCTCTATAAGATTGTGCCACGCAAACTCATGAAAAGAAGGGTCAGTTTCTTGACCCATTATAGTTATACCAACACCTTTTACAGTAGGGGATACATGCACACTAAATTCATTTACTAGTTCAAGTCTTTTGTTTGTCATTCTTATTTCCAAATGTTTTTATTGCATCACCCGAAAAGAGTTTTTGCAAACTAATTAGGTACATTTTAGATGCCATGTTATCTCCACCACGTACCGTTTTAATATAATCTAAAGACTCTATTAAATCTTTTAATACTTGTGTTTTAAATACAAGGGTAACATATGTAGTGTCGCCCATGCAAAGATTGTGAAACCAGTATTCAGATTCCGTTGCCATTATGCCAGAGGGTTTGCCATATGATTCATACTCTATAGCAATGTTTCCTGTTTTCTGCCACAAATCTCTTTCAGACTTAACCTCGATTTTACAGCCTTGTAACATTTCTGCTACCATGTCCTCACGAACCTGTCCGTACTGTAAATCGAGGTCAAACTTTTTTCTGTCTTTTACTGAAGGTTTCACTTTTTAGATTTTTCTTCAGCAGGTTTTTCTTCTTTATTTTGAGACCTTACAAAAAACTTTTGTAGCATCTCTAGCTTATCATGATAATCAGCTATCTTACCGAGTTCTAATTCAATAACAGCTTGTATATCTTGGTGAGCATCTTCTCCTATTCCAACAGGATTAGTCAATAATATTTCCACATTTGCTATGTGTTTATTGATTAAACCCATATAATAGGCTCTCGCGGCTCCAATTAGTATTTCTCGCATATTTGCTCCTTTTCGACTATATTGTTCAAAAAACGTCTCGTTTTAAAGCCCGTCAGAGGGGTGAAACGACATGCCCGTGTGTCTTTGTACCCGGAAATTTATGGCGTTTTTTTAATTTTTTGCCATAACTGTTATTAAAACCTCTTTGCCACTCTTTACCACGAAACGAGGTACTTGTGTACGGATTACAGGCATGGTGCATAAACCTTCCGTACTTTTTAGGTTTATAAAAAGCAGACTGACCTTCTTTAAAAAATCTATCTACTGTTGCCATTACGTAATATCCACTACTTCACAGCTATCACCTGAACACGCAAGTGTCTGCGACCCAACTGTGTTATCATCTTTTTCATACTTTGTCAATTCTGTCCACTCTATTTCTGTTGGCATAGTTTTAACTAAACTATTGTATTGTTCTTTAGAACATTCTTGATATGGTGCTTGTTGATATACATGCTCACTTCTTGGTAGAAAAGAAAGACCTGATGCAATATTAAAGTTTTTGTATATCCAGTCTCCTACTTCTAACCATTCTTCTGCACCAACTGATACTGTAATAGATGGTTTGTGTTCACACCAATTATCAGCGTACACTTTCCAAAACTCTAGTTGTTCAAGAGCAGTCATATCACTACTTGTTATACAACCTTCAGGTGATTTAATAGCAAAGCTAAATACAGCGTTGTTATTATTCCACAAATCTGTTTCCCAAGGTATATTATTTTCCATCATAAATTGTGTGATTGGGTCTTTTTTATCACCACGAACAGTTCTAATATAATATTGGCTATGTCGTGCATGTATACCTGATGCAGCATCTGTGAGTTGTGAAACTGTGCCACTTGGTTTAACACAAGTTATAGCAGTAGATTGATTTATGTTTAACACTTCAGCAAACTCTTTGTTTGTGTCAATAGCAACTTCACGCAACTCTTGCAGTATTTTGCTCAAATTATCTGCTTCACGACCATTCATTATACTATTATCCATGATACCAGTTAATGATACACCAAGAAGTCTTTCCTCTTCTGTGTTCTTTTGCCATATTTTTCTTAAATACGGAAAGTTTGTAAGTGTTGATTGGAAAGTACCAAGTATAGTAGCCAGTTCTACTTTCTTTGATATATCGTCTATAGTGTCGTCGCCTCTTACAATAACTTCGGATAAATTACAGAATTGGTAAGGACGCAGTATTATTTCTGAACATGGATTAGTTCCAAAATCCCAATCGCTATTTCTTCTGCCATTTTCTTCTGCTTTACTTTTTGCAGCACCTCTATAAAACATACCACGTTCACCAGTACCAGACTCAATCAAGGACAACCATTCACGTAAAAATGTCTTCATGTCAGGTTTTTCTGTGTAAGCTACAGAATTATTAGCCATTTGTCGTTGTGGTTGTAATTTATAAAACTCGCCAGTTTTTGCATGACGCATTCTGTCATCAGATAAATTAGATAAACTAATCATAGCAGACCGTCTTACACCCCCTGATACAACTACTTCGCCAACCTTGCACATAATATCATGACATTCTAAACTAGATAATTTTCTGCCACTTGCATTTTTAAATGTCAATACAATAAAATTAAACAAGCTTTCTAAAGGTGCAGGACCTGATGCACGACCACCAAATGTTTTAAGTATAGAACCTGCAGGACGTACACGGCTTAAATCCCAGTTTGGTATTTCACCAGACCATAGTAAAGCTAATAACTTGCGTAATGCTTTTGCCCAGCCTTCTTTACTGTCGTTTACTATGATAATTTCTTCTGCTCTAAATAGTTGTTCCGGCACTTCGGGCAACTTGTTAACATAATTTCTTTCAACAGAAAAACCAACGCCTGTGCCACACATTAGTATGTACATAGCCTCATCAAATGACTTAGGGTCATCTACAGGCAGGTATGAACAGTTATATCCTGCAGTATTGTCTCTTTCTAAAGCTTTACCTGCTGTCATAACACAACGCATAGATGGCATAATATCCTGTTTTACTATAGCTTCATACAACTGATGATATAATTTGTTATCTATTTTATAGTCATGCTTTTCCATAAGATGGGCACTCATAAATGCCATATAACGACTAATAGTTTCATCCCATTCTTCACGCCTGTTTTCACTTTCTACCCAACGAGCATAGCGAGATTTATGAATAAATTGTTGATAATATGTCGGGAGATTTGTTACGTTCATTTTACTACCTTTACTGTTATATCTTTTGTTTTTACGCCTGATATTTCATGTAATAAATCTATTAATATATCTTCTAAAATATAAGGCAATTCTTCTTTGTCAAGAACAAATTCTTTTGTTTCTACATCTGCTATAATCTTAACAACAACTTTATCTGTGTTCTTTTGCATGTTGAGTTACTTCTATAAGCCTCTTTAGATACCATTCGGCTTTCTGTAAATCCTCTACAGGTGTGCCTTTATAGCGGTATCGCCACAAGTATTTCATAATTACACCTTGTAAATAATACTCGTAACCTTCTCCTGTAGCTTCTTTGATAGCATCTATGCATTCTAATTTAGATACGGTATAATGAGAAGGACTGTTTACAGCATCTTTACCATTGCTGTACAATTCTAATTGTTCTGCCATAGTTTCTCTCTAATGAATTGTTAATGTTGATTCTGATTCTTCAAAACTCTGTCTTCCATAATCAAGTACGGAAGGCAAGTCTGTTGTTACATGATAAGCCATTCCTCGTGTAAGTAAAGCGTAAAATGCAATATCTGATACGGTTAGTTTTTTCCTATCCATGTTATGGTAAACTTCTACTATAAATCCGCCTTCAAGGTTTTTATCATGACGTATAACAACAGCAGAGTCACCTGATTTTAAATCTATAGTTTCTTTTTCTGACATAATGTCATCTCCATAAAGTGTTCTGCATCTACAATAGCCAAAGGCTTTTGTCTATTCATTTTTATAATAACAAGTGGCTCGCCCCCATTTGTATGGTCTATAGCTTGCTCATAGTAATTATAAATTGTTTTTGTTCTTTCAGTATTTTTACATTCAATATCATAAGGAAAAAACTTTTGTGCTAAACTAGATAATTGAACATCAACCCCATTTACCCCCATAGGTGTTGACCTAACATCCAAAGAAGATAATGAAGGAAACAAAGCTAATATTTTATCTACAACCCATGTTTGTAATTTTCTGCCTTTTGCTTTTGCTGACCTTGGTGACATAGGTTTCTTTTTAGGTGTGTAGTTTAAATTTTTTCTACGTTGCAGATTTACAAACTTTTGTACTCGTGTCATTGTACATTCTCTTCCATCCATTTAGGGTCAATTTTAGTATACCACATCCATTTAGGATTTTTACCTTTGCTTGGCAACTGTCTTCTAAACTCAAGATTTTCCCAACAATTATGTTTATATGGACAATAACTGCATTCAATACCTAATGTACGGTTGCCCGTTGGTTTAGAATAATATACTTCTTCAACATCTGTGAAACATCTTTCAAAAGGTTTTTCATCTAACAAAGCTACACTAGTATTATATATCTTTGAATAGACTTCTTTCTTTTCTTTATCAGTATGTTTTGCATCAGTAAAAACTATTTCACCAGTTGTTTTATTTATGGCAATCCAACCTTTAAATGGTTTGTTAACCGCCATACCATAACCATGTCCTTGTGAAATATAGCCAAAAGAATCTGATTGTTTTATTTTATCATAGCCGTTATCGGCATTAAATTTAGTTGTGAATGAAAAGGGCGACACACTCTTTATATCATATATACCGTCATCAAGTTCAATATCGTATTCGCCTTCAATTTGTCTGTCACCAACACCTAAAGATACTTTTTGATGTTGTGACTTAACTTCTATTTTAGCAGCTTTAAGTAAAACAATTACAAGAGCCTCAAGCATATCTCCTATAATCATTCTTACAATAAAATCATGAGATGGTTTTTCCGGCTCAACACCTTTTGCCTGCATTTGTAGCTGACACAAGGGTTTGCCCACATTACTCATGCGAAGCCTAAAGTCTTCTTTTTTTCTTGTAAAATGTTTTTCTAAAGCTTTTCTAGATAAATCTGCAAACTCGTCAAATAAATAGGAAGGCA